CGTTCTAACAAATAATCCAATGGCTGCTAAAAATATGAATATTGTTAGATTAGTTGGTTTAGGATTTTTATCTAGATTTAATTTTTATAACGTAATTAAAGAAATTATACCTCAGTTTAAAGAAGAAAATTTATTATGTGGATATGAAACACAAGGAATTAAACCACAAACATTTATGAATAACCCCTATCTAAATAGGTTGTATAATAAAATTTAATATTGCTTTATTATATGTGGAAATGGACGAAAAAAAAACTTGGATATAGAAAAGATATTGAAGATTTAAAGGCAAAATATGTTCATAGAACATTTAATACCGATCAAGAACGTGCAGATTTGTTTTTTAACCCAGTTGAGTTTAACCCAATTATAGATAGAGATCAGCGTTTAGTTGGATTTAAAAATAAAGATAGAATGTTGGTAAGAGCATTTCAACGATATAATTATTATTGTAGTCAATATAGAATACATCAAGGTGTCTATAATAAATTATGTGATGAAGACAAGTATATTATTAAAAAATATTATGATAATTCTAATGTTAAATTTATTATAATGCACGACGAAGAATTAGATATTTATCAACTAAATACACTAAATATAACAAGTAAACAAAAGGAAGATACTTCCCGCAATTATTTTATAGGTAATAAAATTTTTACAGACCATGAATGGAAAAATATCATGTTTTATTTCAAAGGTATAATATTTATTACACAAAAAGAAAAAGAAGAAAAAACGATGTCTTTAAATATTAATGATAATGATACAAAATTGAAAAAATTGAATGAAGAATTAGAATTATTAGAAAAAGAAAAAAAAGAATTAGAAGAATCTTTAAATGAAGAATTTAAAGGAGATGATATACATAATCAAAATAAAAAAATAGATGATATAAATGAAAAAATAAATACAATTATTTATGAAATAGCTGAAATAGAGGAAAATAATTATGTTGATGACGAAAGATTAACAGAATACGGTGGTCGTAAAAAGAGAAGAAAGACAATAAAAAGAAAGACAACAAAAAGAAAGAATAATAAAAAAAGGAGGAAAACAAGGAAATATTAATTAATATAATAATTAATTATTATATTAATGAGTATAAATAGTAGAAATAATAGAAATAGTTTAACTAGAAAAGCGTACAAACAACACGTAGAGAAAATATTACCAACACATGAAAAAAGACACGAAAGATATTTTAATGCATTTGTAAAAAATATTGGATTGAGTAGATATACTTATCCAAAAGAAGAAGTTATTTCATTTTTACGTTCAATGATTCGTATCAACATGTTTTCGTGTATTGACCCAAATAATAAAATAAATAGAAGAAATTGTAATGAAGATATGAAAAATGTAAGCATTTTAGGTAAAAAAATTAAAATAAATGGAAAAAATATTATTGATTATTTTACAAAAATAAAAGATAATGAATATAGTCTACAGAATACTAAACATGGATATTATGTAATTCAAAATAAAAATGATTCCAATCAAACAGTTTTGCAAAAGTATGATGATTTTTTAAATTTTTTACGTGAATATAACATACCACAAGATGTTTATAAATATTTAATATTAGATATTGATTTAAATCAAACATATAGACCATCTTTTTCTAGAAAAAGTTTAAAATCTTCCAGAAGTAAATCTTCAAGAAAGAGTTCCAAAAGTCTTTTGATGAGAATTTCAGAAGGAGAAGATGAAACTAATAGTATTGTATCAAATAATTCTGAACCTATTGATTTTACGAAATTAAATACATTAAAAACAATATGTAGTAAATCACACGTTTGTATTGCTTTCGGTAGAGAAGTTGATGATATTACTCATTTTTTCAATTTAAAAAAGAATTTTAAATATGCTACTAGAGTTCAAACTATAAGTAATGGTGTAAATGGTATCGTAGATGTTATTAGTTATGAAAGAGAATCATATCAAACAAATGCAATTTTAAAACGAATTAACGTACAATCACAAGACCCATTAGATTCACTTGATAATTTAATGTATGAATATTTTGTAGGACATTTTTTTATTAATGAGATTAAAAAAAAGTTGCCTATTTTTATAGAAACATATGGTTATATTGAAGATATAGAATTAGATTATGATATAGTAACAAGACCTATAGGTCCAAATGAATATAATCAAATAAAATGGAAAAGATTAACTAAAAAATCTCTTGAAGAGTTAAGAATAAAAAATATAAGTTATAGAGAAATGAATGATGCCTTATCTTTTGCATGTAATACTCCTTCTAAAGTGGGGTTGTTAACCGAATATTTACACAATTCTAAAACATTAGAATGGTATTTATCACCAAGTAGTAATCGTGATTATATCAATTTTTGGATTGATGAATTAATAAATATATTATTTCAAATATATTTTTGTTTGGTATTAATAAAAGATAATTTCACACATTATGATTTACATGCGCAAAATGTTTTAATATATAAACCAATAAATGGTAAATATATTGAATATATGTATCATTATGAAGGTAAAGTAATTAGTTTTCAATCACAATATTTAGTTAAAATTATTGATTATGGTAGGTCTTATTTTAATTCTAGAGATATAAGTTCAAGTAAAATCTATACTATGGTATGTAATAATCCACAATGTAATTTTGATACAAAATGTGGTAAATCAAAAGGATTTACATTCTTAGTTCATCCAACTCAACCAAATTCCAAATATAGTTATATAAATAGTTCAATAAAAAATGAAAGTCACGATTTACGATTGATCTATCATATTAGTACAATATTATATTCTATGTATAATAGTGGTAAATCTATTGTTAATAGCTTACCAGAAGATAATAGACGTCCTTTTTTTAAATTATTTGAAAATGTACATTTTCAAAAAACACATGGAACAAGTGAAATATTACAAGGCAAAGATAGAGAAAATATATATAATATAAGTGATGCATTAGAAACAATTGTTGATTTGATGGATAACTTACCTAAAATAAATTATCATTCGTTAGGATATCGTAAAATAGGCGATTTAAATGTATATGATGACGGACGTGACATGGAATTTATTCCTACATAATTACCATTTTGTTTTTTTCACATTAATTTTCTGCCCTTGTCCTCTTTTTTTTGTATTATTTGGATCATATTTTTCATCCTCATCATCTGAATTCATATCTTTACTTAATTCCCAAAATTCTTTACTTCCCAATCTAAAATCATTATGAATATCTGCTTTATACCAAAAGACTTGTTCTGACAATTTATTTGATTGTGCACTATTATTAATAACTAAACATTCATAATTTTCTGTACATTGATCCATCACTTGACAGAAAGATTCAAATGTTGGAAACATTCCTGCATAGTTTTCATATATCCTTTTACGATTAGAAATATAAGGTTCTCTTAAAATAAATACATAATCAATATTTGTTCTTAAAGAAGGAGGAATACCCAATGGATATTGCATCGTAATAATCAACATGATTCTCCAATGTCTTCCATTCATAAATAGTAATCTCATCATTTTATCTCTAGTCCATGTTCCATCATATAAACAATCATCTAATATAACAAATGAACGTGGATCAATATTTGTTTTTTTAAATGTTTCCATTTCTCTCTTGATTTGTTTCAAAACAGTCTTTTGTCTTTTTAAAATATTCTCTATAATAGTTGTATTATATTCATTATGAATAAATAATTTTGGTACCATCTTTCCATAATAACCATTTCCTTCTTCAGTTCCTGCTACAACAACACCGATTGGAATATCTTGATGATAATAGAGAACATCACGAACTAACACACTCTTTCCAGTTCCTCTTCTACCAATTAAAACGCAAACAGGTGCTTTCATTTCATTTGGTTTAAAACTAATATTTTTCATATCAAATTTTTTTAACTCTAATGTCATTTATAATTATAAATCTCTATTTTTATAATTATATTACGCAAAAATTGAGTTAAAATATAATATAAATAATATACTATTTAGCTAAAATGAATTCAAACCATTTACAGATAAATTACGAAAAACGAAAAAATACAATTTTGTTTGATAAATGTAAAAATCATGATATTTTTCATTTTGATGAAATACAAAATTATATTCCCATTTATAAAAATTTTTTTGAATTAAATGAAAATAATTTTAATAGCATTAATTTAAATCATTCAAAATATATTTATGATGTCAATATTAATGAAGAAAAGGAATTTGAGTATATTATAAAAGAAAATGATGAAATCATTCAAACACCTACACCTATTTTTATTAAATTTGCTCCCATATTAGATCCGTTCAAATATATGATTGGAAAATATAATGAAATTAACGAGTTTTCACTTCCTTTACTTACACAAGTAGAGAAAAAGAATACAATTGAATATAAAATAAATGATACAAATAATTCGGCATATGTAGATGGTTTATTTGCATTTATTTCTAGCAAATTATTAAACAATTATAATTTTGTTCATGGAATTGATTTTTTTGGAAGTTTTGTTGGAATAAAAAATAATTTTAAAATAAATATTGAAGATGATGTTGATTATTTAATCAAATACGATTTTTTTAATAACAACAGAAAAAAATTTTCTCTAGATGATGATTTATTTGATTCGTTTGACAAATTACCACCTATTCATATTAATCATAGTAAAAAAATGAATCTTTCTATTTCTTCTATTCGTGATGAAATTTTTGATAATGTTTTTACTGATGGTGAATCAATTGAAAATAAAATGAATGATTTAGAAGAAGCTGATATTAATATTGATAATTTAAATAATGTTTCTTTAAAAAGTAACTCGTCTTGTTCTTCAAGAACATCATATAGTGATGTGGAAGATGATGATGAAAACGAAGACGATGATGAAGACGATGAAGACGATGAAGAAGAAGATGATGATGATGATGATGATGATGATGATGATGATTTACATAATAATCCTATTTATGCAACCATTCCCAAGTTTCCAGTAAATATGATTTGTATGGAAAAATGTGTTGATACATTTGATAGTTTAATTTTAAATAAAGAAATTAAAACAATGGATGAATGGTTCTCTGCTTTGATGCAAATTATAATGACATTAATTACTTATCAAAAATGTTTTTCATTTACACACAATGATTTACATACAAATAATATAATGTATGTTCATACAGAAAAAAAACATTTGTATTATTGTCACGATAAAAAACATTATAAAGTTCCAACTTATGGAAGAATATTTAAAATTATTGATTTTGGAAGAAGTATTTATAAAGTAAACAACAAAATTTTGTTTAGTGATAGTTTCAAAAAAGGAGAAGATGCAGCAACACAATATAATTGTGAACCATTTTTTAATGATTCAAAACCAAGAATAGACCCTAATTATAGTTTTGATTTGTGTAGGTTGGCATGTTCCATGTTTGATTATGTTGTGGATAATATGGATGATTTAGAAGACTTGGATGATTGTTCTCCTATTGTAAGATTAATTGTAGATTGGTGTAAAGATGATAATGGGTTAAATGTTCTCTATAAAAAGAATGGAGATGAAAGATATGAAGATTTTAAATTATATAAAATGATTGCTCGTTCGGTTCATAAACATACTCCACATAACCAATTAAAAAGACCTGAATTTAACAAATATTTTATTGAAGGAAAAAAAATACCCAAAACAGAGAAAACAAATATCATGAATATTGATTTATTAAATATATTTTAATAATGTATAATGGGCGTTCAAACTAAAAAAAATCATCATAAAAAACGTTTAAGAACACGAACACAAAAACGAGGAGGAGGATATTTATGGGATTCTCCAAAAGAAAAATTAATTAAGAAAACAAAAAAAGAATTAAAAGAATTGATTGCAAAAAAAGAAGATATTAATCTTCTTGATCTACATAGCAAAGATGAACAAATAAGAAAATCCACAAGAAATAAAATTGGAAGACTTGATATTAAAATAAATGAAAAAAAATACTTATTAGAAGAATATAAAAAAATTCCAGATAATATAAAACAAAAAGAATTAGATGAATTAAATAAATATAAACATATAGTTAATATAGAAAAAAATAGATCATTTAATAGTATTATAAATTCACCTACACCTACTAATACACCTACACTTAATCAACACGAAATTGGAAGATTATCACAAAGTGATAGTTTATCATCAGGTAAAACAACAATACGTGACAAAAAATTAAATGAACTACTTAAAGAGAAACATATGAACCTATACAATAACCCCTATGACCAAACAAATAAAAATAAAACAAAAAAAAACCCTAAATTATTTATTCATAGAATATTTGGAAAAAAAAAACAATATGCAACAGAAGATGAAGAATTAAAGTCATTTTTTAAAGAATATGAAGAA